CTCCATTATGCGCTAATAACAATGGCTGACTTGCTGCTGTTGATTGTACTGCATCTGCTGCTATCATAATTATATAATATTATTTTTTAAAATCGGTGGAACATACTCTGATTGTTGGCATTCTAATAACCAACTGTATTCAGTATTAATAATTAATATTTTATCTTCGTCAGTTAAAAATGTAAACCAAATTTCATTTATATCTTGTACGCAATTAAATGCTTGATAAGGTGCATATTCTTTGCCTTGAATATCCTCTTTTTGTGCAACTGTAAGTTTGTATCCAATCATTATACTTGTCTGCTTAAAGTTGTTTGAAATGTTTGTACTGATGTGTAGAAGTTTGATGCTTGGGCGTCGGTTAAGCCGTCACCGATTGAACTGAAAGCACATTGCCTATCTGTAAAACCCGAAATGGGTGTGAAATTTTCCGCACCTAATATAATATTTCTATTTGCAGTTGTTCCCGTACTTATAGTATCAATTAATTTAATACCATTTTTGAATCCCGTAGTATTTGTTAATGAATTTCTATTGGTAACAAAAAAACCACGAGAATCAGTATTTGTAGTAGTTGCATTGTATGTACCATATGCAGCACAAAATATATCTCCCGTAGATTTTACAATTAAAGCATTACCAAATGCCCCTGCATAATTTGCCATTTCATATTTATTACCAGCAGCCGAATTTGTTCTACTATAATAAGAAAAATGACCACTACTATTTGTTAATGATGTACTTGGATTTAAACCCATCGCCATATACGCATTCGTTCCGTTTGGTGTTACACCCGTATTCGCATAAGTCCAACCACCATTAAAAGTTCCTGTAAAACTTGATGACTTTAAGTTTTGCGCACACGCTGCTGCACTTGCACCAACCATAGGATATACTGCTTTCATACTTGTCCATACACCTGCTGATTTCATATCTAAAACAAGTTGATTTACCGCACTTGCTTCTGTATTAGTTAATTCTCCACCTGCATTATAAACACGATAAATAAATGCTTGTGCATCACTATCGCTTACAGTTTGAATTACTGATATTGTGTAAAGTTTCGCTGCTGCTTGTCCTGCTGTTGCGCCTGTTCCTGAACCTAATTTATAACCTATCCAATGTGCATCGTAACACACTGGCACGTTAGCTAAAGTTCCGTATATAGTCTTTAAGCCTACTACAAAATAATTTAATCTTGTTAGGTTACTTACGCCACCATCGGCAATAATTCTATCGTAAACTGCTTGTGCTTCAGGGTCTATATCATTAGGATTAGCAAATCCCCATATGTCGGTAGAAGTTTGACTCCATTTAAATTTAGACCTAAATCCCCATACCATTGCGCCTGCAAGGTAATTAGCAAGCCCTGAAGACCTTAATTTGTTTAAGCCTAATCCTATTCCTAACATAATAGTTATTGAGGGTTTTGGTTTGTTCCGTATAGTCTTACATAACCTGTTGAAAGGGTTATATTTGTAATTTGTCCATAAACAATCATACCTGCTGGTAATGTAAAGCCACTCCAAGAAGTATCAGCAGCCTTACCATCCATTGTAATAGATGCTACTGTAGCTGTATCGCTTATTACTTGAAAAGAAGACCAAGAGCCTAAACCAGAAGGACTAGTTCCTGTTAAGTTTAAGTTGCCTGCTTGTGCTCCAAATGCGCTTTGGAAAGTATTTAAAAGTATTGATTCGTTATTATCGCCTCTCATATTATTATTATTATTAGTGTTGCAAATTTAAGTTTTTTTTGGTTGATAATACAACTATTTCATCCTCAATGGGAATTTATTTTTAAATTTCATTGCTATAGTCCTTATTTTAAGGTAAGAGCTCTTCTTAATTAGTATCTTAATAAACTGTCCGTAAGGAGTATCGCCAATACTATCGTAATAAGATGGGTAGTAAGTTACTCCTAATCTAGTTTCGTTAATTGGTAAGCCTATACTTTGTGTTGGTGTTATAGCCGTTACAGTTGTTGGCTGTACAGGAGCATCGTCTCCTCTTTCAAAATTGACATTAATCATCTTCCTGTCTGTTCCGAACTTATTAAACACAGTAGATAATCTAAATTCTCCTTGTTTGAAGTCTGTATTTCCTGCCAAAGGAAACCATTGTAAGTAATTACCATTTACGTTATCCATTTGATAAATCAATCCTTTTGTGACTACTCCTCTAGGAGTTAGTGTTAAGTTATTATGTTTAAAGTATCTTTTCTGTAAAGGACTCATAAATGTAGTGAAGTTGTTTCTCTTCTCGTTGAAGATTAAGCTCCACATATTGTAGTATGTGCTGTTTGCAGGGTTTACAAAAGCCCAGTCAGTAGGATTATCAAAAGGGTTTGAGTTTAAATTACCATCTATGTTAGAGCTATATATAGAAGGAATTTCCTCAAAGTTTTTCCATCTTCCTGCTGCTCCATAAGAAACATAAGTAAAAGGAGTGTAAGTTGTTGCAGGATTCCATGTAGGGAAAACCTTAACCGCTCTTGATGTCATTACTACGTCTTCCTTCTTAGTGTTGTAGTATATATTTACATCAAACTCGTTCTTAATGTTAGCTGTATTATTTAAGAACCAAGTCCTCATATTGTTATCAGAACTTAATATCTTAACACCACTGTAATCGTAACGGTTAAAATTAGAGAAATCATCTGACATCCAGTACACTTGAGGATTACCATTAGAGTTATACCCTTTACAGCTCATTGTCTTTAAGCTAGTTCCAAAACTTGATAAAGGATACACCCTGTTGCTATACACAGTTCCAGTACCAACTAATATCTTGGCTGTACTATCGCTCTGAATTAAAGTATCGGCAGCGTAAGGAATTGCTCCCACGAATGTAGGCTGTATCACTACCATCACGTCTCTAATATCATATATTGCTGATATAGCTCCGTTCTGAAGTTCTAAGTCTACGAAGTTTAATGGTTTAACCTTTCTGTATGCATCGTATAAGCTTCCTACAGCCTTCTCGTCAGAATAGTATATTCTTGTTGGGTTACTTGTAGGGTATGGAAGTAAAGGGTTGTAAGGTGCTATCCTATTTACTTGATTTTCTCCTATGTAGCTCTTGTCAAAGTTGTGTTGTTCGTCTACCAATTCGCTTGAGTTAACAAACGGAAATAGGTATTGGTACAAGCTTTTGCTTCCTTGTAAGTTCCAAGTTCCTTTTGGTGCAGTGGTATCTGTATAAAACAATTGACTATTCAATCTGTTCTGTGCATAAAACGTAATTACGCTACTCGCAATGCTAGTAGAGGGTGTTGGCTCTACATACCAATCAGCCTCTTTTCTTATTACTTTTTGAGTATAAGTATCTCCGCCATATACTGTAGTAGCAGGTAATACAGCTGGGGTTGATGAAGTAATCTTTATTATTTCTCCTGTTGGTACTGGCTTATAGTTCTTATAATCTATTGTATTTAAATCAATAGGTCTAATATAAAACGCTACGAAAGTATTTATTTCCTCCTTAGTACCACCCGAAGTTCTTACAAAACCTGTTGTTGAAACCGCCACTCCTTTAGAATTAGAATAAGCATTATTTAATATGCTCGTACTAGGTTTGTAATACAAATTTGCAGTTGTATTGTAAATAACATCTCCTACCGAATTAAAGTCCACACTTGCGCTATCTTCAATAACCCATTTAGTAGCTATCATTGCATCTCCTCCAATCTCTACACTTCCTAATAATTCTTTTATAAGCCCTATGTTATTATTGCCACTTTTGTAATTAGCATTAGAACCTAAAGTTCTTGGAACTCCTAATAATTGTAAGTAATCACCTTTACTGTACTTAATAGTTTGATTATCTAAATCGTTACTAATAAATATTCCAAACTTTCTTCTGGCATCTGTAATAGTTGGTACAACTGTTGTAGTATTATACCCAGAAGTATAAACATCTCCATCTATTACTCTTGCATTATGGTATATACCACTTCCAATAACTGTATTCAAAGGGTCGCTTCTTTCAAAGCTTACTCCTAATAATTCGTCTTTAACATAAGTAAGGTCTAATCCACTTACGTTTAATGCATAATTATACACTTTTCTGCTAGCTGTTATTATGCTAGTATCTGTAAATGGCATTGTAGGGTCTAATGGCAATATTTGTACTAATCCTCGTTTATAAGTAGCATTATCTATATAATACTTTCCTAAAGGATATGGGGCTGTTGTATAACCATTCTTTAAATGAAATCTAACATAAGTCATGTAGTACTCATATAGCATATACCCAGCTCTATTAGCTACGTTATATGGTATTTGATATTCACCTACTTGTGTTCCTGAAAATTGAGTAGAAGAAGCTGTTGCCGCCTGATTGATATTTATATATGAAAAATCTACAACAGAAATCTCGTTACTACCCATATAAACGCCCCACCAAAATTCTATATAATCTCCAGCATTTGTTTCGATATTATAAGTTTTATTTAAATCTGTTGGTGCAAAAAATTCGTGAGTGCTTAGTCTTGTGTCAATAACATCATTTATAACATCAGTAGTAACTCCTGCTCTTATCCTTCTTATCTTAAAAGAAACAATAGAAGTTGTGTCATAGTAAGCCCAAATAGCTGGAAATGTACTTATTATAGTTGGGCTAGTTTTTATTACTACTTTACCTGTTAAATTTATTTGTAATAAAGGGCTATCAGTAGCAGTTACAGTATAAACTCCTGACACATAAGTAGGTGGAGATACTATTGGAGGAACTGATACTTGAGAGACATATTCTATTTTTCTCTCTATATTTCTTGTATCGCTACTTGGTATAATGCCCATTGCTACGCTGTCTCCGTATCCATAAAATCTTCTATTGCCACCTGATGTAGGCAGTAAACCAGTATTGCTTAGGCTGTCTGAAAACCTTTGAGTAGTAACAACTGCATTTTCAGCTATTGTTTGCCACTTAGCGTCTTCGTTAGCGGTTACAGTATTAGCTCTATTTAATCTATTTTTCTTGGTTTCAATGTCCCTAACCTTAAGTAAGACAGGCTCTGCCTCTATAAGACTTACGACATCTAATAATGTTGTTTGTTCTAAACCACTATGAATAATATCAAAGCTTTCGCTCAACACATCAAATCTTCCAATCAATTCTGCTGATGTAGCATTTTCTCCTGCGTAGTTAACTACTCCTAGCTCAACAAAGTTAAATACATCTGCCTGAGCGTTATTAACTGTAATGACATTTTGTTTGCTTGTAGGTGTTCCGCTTGGTGTTCCTTGTGTACTTACCCAAGCAAGTCCACTGTCAGCACTTGCAGCTATAACAGGGATAATATTGCTTAGTATACTCCATTGAGTAGTAATATTAGAACCATTTATTCCAAACCTGCACACATACCTTTTTCCTCCTGTAAGCAAGCCACCACCGCTTTGTAGCGTATTTTTATAACTAACGTACCCAATATTATTTATTAATTGGCTATTAGTTTGAGCATCGGTTTTTACTAAATTGTATATTCCCTTGCCTGCTACTTGAATATTTGTAGGGCTATATACTAAACAGCAATCTTGAGTTATGGCAAATGGAACGTATACACATTTGTCCTTAATAGTGTTATCAGTAAAGTATAAGGCATATACTCCATCGTTTTGTTGCTCTACTATAAACTTAATAGGCTGTGTCTTGCTCAGAACGAAGTTCTTTGTTCTTAATAATCTTGTATAAGCCCAGTTATTATCTTCGTCTGCTACACCAATCTCTGTAATAGTATTGTCATCGCTTACACTTAGTACAAAACCTAGGTTCTGACTGTTAACATAAGCTATAGGCTCTAATTGAGTTTCGGTTGTAATTAAATCTCTAATTAAAACAAGTTCGTTAGTCTTAAAATCAGCAACTCCGTTTATAGTTACTTGCTGAGTACAGCTTACTACTGAATTATATACAGTAGTTGTAAATGTAATTGTTGTGTATAGTACGCTTGTTCCTTGTAAAGCTACTGTGCCGTTACCAGCAAATTCAGTATCTAAATAAGTTTTAAAATCAGAGTTTGTAACACTATTTCCTAATAAATTTATTATTAAAAGAGGAGAGCCTACTTGTACACCATTAGCATCTTTAAAAGTAAAAGTTTGATTTGTCCAATATTGTCCGCCTATTGCTTGCCCTAAGTCCGAGTAAGTTCTTACCCTAAACATAATTGTTTGTGGAGTTGCATTAGGAACACTAACCTTAGCAAGTCCTGTCCCCTTTTTAGCTTCTAAAGTTGATAATTTACCTATTTCATCAGATATAAATTCTACATCATTAGCCTCGTCATATTGATTAGAAGGTAAAGATACTAGGGCTACGTCTTTGTTTAAGCCGCCCTCAAAAGAGTTAATTGTGGTGTCCTGTGCCATACGCACAAAAATACTATTTTATTTCGATATTATATATAAGGATTTTACAGAGTTACTGCTCTATCTGATACAGCATCTTTACCTACCATCATCTCAGGTCTAATTTGTTGTACGAATAACATCTTCATCATTGGTACTAAACCTTCGTTTATAGGATATCTACTTGTGTCGTAGTTCCATCCAGCCACTAAATCAGGTCTTTGGTATATAGCCTCTTCGCTTATAGAAGATAGTAAAGTATTGCCGTACACTTCCATGCTCTCGCCTGTTCTTAGTATAGCTACTCTCTTGTTGTTCTTAAAGAATCCTTGTGTGTACCAAGTGTTAATTTGTCCCTTAGTAAGAGCCTCGTAGAATTTCTGTGTTGCTCCTGCTGTTCCTTGGTATGCTACCCCTGTTTGATTTGAGTTAACTCTTACTACAGGCAATGCTGATGTAGTTAAATAAGATGGCTCTTTTTCATTGTCCACTTTAGTGAACACTGTGTATGTATTCTTCTGTAACCAATCTGGAGATATGGTCTTATTAGCTCCTGTAGCTTGATTTCCGTTATACGAAATTATTATAGCCTGCTCCCTAACTTGATGTACTATACTTTCGATATAAGGAATATCCCATTTCATATCTGAAGAGAAGTTCCCTCCGTTTGCTGCTCTTATTAGAGTTTCTGTTATTTCGTATAAAGTCATTTTATTTATTATCTTCTAGGTGCTGTGTTAGTATTTTGACTTTCGCTTCTCTCTGCTACGTTGTAAGCTTCCATATCCCCTAAAGAAGCTGCGTATATGCTCATTACCTTATCTACTATTCCTGATACGTTTTGGTCGCTGTATGTCAACTGGGTAGCAGCATCTGTTACATTGATTACAGGAGGAGTGGTAAGGTACTCAATATCAACTTTAGATAGCGTGCCTGCTTTTGGATATATTCTTACATTAGTTCCCATGATTTCATATCTAGGAGCGTAAGTCTTACCATCACTATAACTCTTATTCATGGCGTTGTATGGTAATTGAGTAGCTGTCTTTACATATGTCTGCCCATTTTCAGTGTAGGTAGTCTCGATACTAGTTAAACTTTGGTATAATGGCATTGATGAGAATGCAATCAAATAGTTAGCAGGACTTGTTACGGTCACAGTTGTTTGTAAGCATCTTAACTCATCATTTATCGCACCAGTTCTACCGTACTCTCTTAGTAAAGGCATAAAGTATTCAGTTACCGCCTGAAGGAATTGGTCGTTAAGTCTTGTAGGGCTTATAACACCATTTGTAATTTCATCATATTTCGAGTAAAATATGCGTTTTATATCTGCACCAGTCATGGTTACAAATATACTATAATTTATAAAAACAAAAAAGCCCTTTTTAGGGGGCTTAATTGCGAAGAAAACACATGGAAAGTTTCTTATATCTAACTATTTTTTTTAGTTAGCAATATTTCTTACTGCGATGTATTTGAAAGATTCTGCTGATTGTGCTACTATATTAGTACCGTAAGCTAATAAGTTAGTAGTAATACCAGTAATCTTAGTGCTTACAGAAGTACTAAATGTAGTACCAGAGTTAACTACTAAGTAATCTCCACTTTGAGCTCCTAAAGAAGCAAATGTTACTGCTCCACTAGCTAATGTCACTAAACCACTTGTAATAGTAATTGCTGCTGTAGTAGTTGCTGCTGTAGTTGGAGCTACTGCTCTGTAACCAGCTTTTAATAATGCTGCTGCACCATAAGTAGCGTTGTTAATCAAAGCAATGTTTACTGCTACGTTATCTGTTCCACCTGTTACAGCAGAAGCGTTAACCAATACGATGTAAGTAGTTAATCCTGTTTCGTATGCAGCTTGTCCAGCTGTAATAATATCAGGGTTTAAAGTAATCTCGTGTTGAGTGTAGTAGTTTGTTGCAACTATTGAGCTTCCACCTACGAATCCACCGTAATTAAGCAATAAATCTGCTCCGTAACCTTGAGCTTCAACGCCTAAAGTAGTACCAGAACCTACTGCTGATATAACAATGTTAGGGTCAGCATTAAAGTTTTGGAAAGAGATTAATGGGTTAAGGGTTGTAGCCGTTAAAATTAAAGTTGCGCCACCTACTACTGAAGCAAATTGAGCTGCAATAGGACTAGCGTTAATTCTAGCTGCTATAGCTGTAGCAATTGTAGTTGCTGTAGCTCCAGAAGAAGGAGAAGTGTAAGCCATAGTTAAAGTTACTAAAGTGTTAGTAGCATCATAACCTGTAACTCTAAAGTTATAAGTGTAGCTTGCTACTGCTGTAAAAGTAACTGTGTAAATACCTGCTGTAGGCTGAACAATAGCTATAGTATTTACCTTAGCTGTTTTTGCCTTTACTTTAGGGCATCCTGTAATGTTAAGGAATCCGTCTGCATCAACAAAAAAGTCTGCTGCATTGTCCTTAACTGTATTTAAAACTGAAATATTTGATATCATTTTTTTTATTTATTATTATTTTTATTTTATGTTTTATGATTAAATAGCACTCAGGAAGAACCCAAGTGCTATTATTATTAATTAAAATGAGTGATATAAAGCTGCTTTAGGGTTAGCAATGATATAAGAACCTTCCATATGGAATTGAGTAGAAGCAGCTAACTGACCAGTAGAACCTGTTTTAACCAAGTTACCGTTGATATCGCTACCACCATTAATGTTCCAAGCGTGTAAACCATCTACTGCTTTGTATACTTTGTAGATTGGAGCTGCCATAGAACCATTTTGTAATTGAACTTTAGAAGCATCAACCCACATAGCTGAGTTAGAACGAGTTCTGCCCCAAATGTTTTGATTCTCAACAAACATATCCAATACGAATTTGAAAGTTAAACCAAAAGCTTGGTAGTACTGTACGTCTAAACCTTTTACTAAATCACCACCTAATACGTTGTCTTTACCAGCTGTTAAGATGTAAGGACGTAAGATGTTGTACATATTAGATAAGTAGTCTAAACCACCAAATACTAATATTTCGTTTGAGTTTAATGAACCATTACGAACAAATTCTTTTGCAGTGCTTTCGAACTCTGATAATGTGATGTCAGCTTGTGACTTCATTACGATGTTGTTAGGAGCAAAAGTTTTGATTTGGTTGATTAAAGAAGGAGAGCGAGGGCTAGTAGCACTAGTTACACCTTTTGCATCAGAATATAAGAAAGCGTAGTACGAAGTGTAGAACTCGTTTAATACTTCTAATTGTTTGTTCTTAGCGTAGTAGTCTGTTCCATCAACTGAAGCAATGTAAGTTTGAGTTTTTAATTCCTCTAAAGACATTGTACAAGTTTTGTCCCATGAACCAATTTGGTAAGTATCAATTTCTGGAATTGTGTAAGTACCTTCTACCTCTTGACGAGTTGAAATGTTACCTACTACACCTCTAGGAGAGATTAAGTTACCTGTTGCAAAATCTGTAGCAGTAAAAGTAGTTCCACTAGAGTTTGCGTTTGTATCATAAACTAAAGTTAACTGTCCGTTAGCTGCATTAGATACAGTAGCGTAAGTACCGCTTGTAGGGTCTTGAACTAAAGTTCCAGCAGGGATTGCACTAAAAGTAGGGTCAGTTAAAGTTACCTGTAATACAGAAGTTGTTGAACCTGTAGAACTTTGAACATTAGCCTTTTTGAATTGGTTATTCATACGAGGGATATCCCAAGTTCTGCTACCAGATTTGAAAGCTGATGATTCACCGTAGTTGCTCATAGCCAAAGGAATTTTAGCTTGTCCCATTGCATACGCAGGCTGTGTCATAACAGTTTGGCGTTCAATCTGACGTGGAGTTAAATTCAAAGCATCAAATATATTGACACTTGAGGTATTACCATTGATAATTGTTTGATTACTCATTGTTTTTTTTATTATTTATTTTTTTGTTGTTATTGTCCTTTTAATCTTTTTAGTTCCTGTTCTTCTAGTTGTTGTTCAACCGACTTCCCAGTTCCTGTTGCTCCTCCTCCTCTACTACTCATATCGGGGTTAGCAAATTCTCTTTTAGCCTTCTCGTAGGCTCTCTTCTCTGCGGCTGCTACTGCCGACTCTTTTTCTTGTTTATGATACTTCAAAGTGTAGCTCTCTTCAATAAATTTCTTTACGTCAAAACCACCTTCTTTTGTTACATATAACTCAGCCATTATAGGATTATACCTTTCTTTTATAGCTGCTACTACATCGTTATTAACTTCGTAGTTCTGTTTTCTTAAAGTATCAAATACTTGGTCTACAGCTCCTAAATCTTCCTTAGCCATTGCTTCAATCGCTAATTGTTTTTGTTTAGGGTCTAAAGCACTAGCATTCTCATTTAGCTTTTCGTTTAATAACTTTATTGCATCATCAACTACAACCTCTGATTTATAATTAGCCTTTAAAGCTGAATCATACTTTGCTCTTGCTAATATTGATAGTGAATTATAATTAGAAACTTCTTCATCTAGAGCTGTTTCTAAGTCGTCTCCTGTTATTCCTTCCTTCTCTAGTTCTAACTTTATTAAGTCTTCTATAGAGTGGCTAGAGTAATCTATCTTCTTTATGCCGTCTGCAATCTGTTGTAAAGTTAACCCACTTTTTAGTAGTTTAGCTACATCTGAGTTCTCTTGTTCTTCTACTTGCTTTTTTAGTGCTTCGTAAGCCTCTAATTGAGCTTTAACAGATTCAGGTACATTTTCAGTTTCAGTTACTACTGCTGCTGGGTCTGCATTTAATTTTTCAATGAACGATAATTCTACGACTTCTTCTGCTGCTGCTGTTTCTTCAGTTTTATTTTCTTCTGATGATTCATTTTCAGCTGCTGTTAGTCTTTTTTGTTCTGCTTCTGCATTCTGTGAGTTTAATAACTCAGTTGCTGCATCTTGTTCTTCTTGCTTCTTTACACCACCTAGTGCTGCATTTAGCTCGTCATGGCGCAACTGCTCCATTGCGTCTAATACTCTTTCTTCCATAATGTTTATTGTATTAATGTTTTTTTCTCTTGCAAAGATTATATTTATATTTGTTTATATAAAATTATAGTTACCTTTGTGTTTTACATATAGGTAAAACATTTAATGGATAAAACGATAGATATTAGGTTGTTAGAGAGAATTGCAAACCTCCCTAGTCAAAAACTGAGTGAGCAATGCATCAAGGTTCTTAACAACTCTAAGAACGGAAGTTCCATAATAAATTTCAGGTGTACCCAACGTGAGGTGGTAGAGCTATTTGAGTTATGTGCTCTTTTAGGTCTAGATAAGACCTCCATAATTAAAGGAAGTCTTACTAGATATAAAAATAATTTCTTAAAGCTTTAGAATACCCAGTACCCACCTTGACCGTATGTAGCCATGTGGTTGTTCATGTATCCTAGTAATTGTGCTTCCATAGCATCTGGTTGAGCCATTATTCCCTTGAACCAGCTTTTACCCTGCTTCCATCTTAAATCCCATTTTTGACTCTTAGGGTCATTGTTTTTAAATAGCCATTCAGAACAAACGAATGCTAATAACGGTCTGTAAGCCAAGGCTGGTATCTTTAGTTCTCCGTTTGCGTCTATGTTTGTTCCGATATAACTTATTTCACACATTGTCTGTGTAATAGCACTACCAAAGTACAAGTAACCATCAACTACCTGTGCGGTAAAGTTAATAGCTAAATCTCCTTTATAGAATCCGTTCGAGTTACCAATGGGAGAGGTTGTACCTAGTATAACCGTCCCATTGTCACTCTGATTCCTTGTGTTATCTAATATTCTAACTGAATTCTTACCCACTAGTCTAACAAAACCTTTGGGTAACTTCGCTGAAAACGTATCAGGGTCTATATTTAATACAGCAATACTTGGAATTAATGTATATGCACTGCGTAAAGCTCCTATCCCCTCATTTACTTTATTTTCTAAGTAAAAGTCTTGGGTAGTAGTTGAAGTTAAGTCTAACTCCATCTTTACACCTGCTACTATATAATCCGCACTTATCGTGTCAAATAAACCTATCTCGTTATTCATTTATTTTATTATTAGTTTGTTAGTTTAAATTCTTTTGCTTTAGCCCAGTAATGAGTTTGTAAGCCATGCTTAACTACTATTTCTGTACTAGCCAATTGAGCTAAAACATCTGTAGTGGTAATCAACACGTTATCTATTAAAGGAAATCTTCCTTTTTCTTTCTCTCCCATTACGTTCTTGCCTTCTTTTACTTGAGTTAACTTACGCTCAATTTCAGCAATATGCTTTTCTTTTTCTTTGTCTTGCTCTGCTGCTGAGATAGCTGGAGTAATTTCGTTCTTGTCCATTGACACCTTAGGTGCGCTTGGTAACTCAACATCTATACTATCCTTAACATCTAATAAGTTCTTTAATAACCTATATGACTGAGGATGAGTAGTAAAGTAATTAACAACCTCATCGATAGTAACTCCTGCTAATTCCTTGTTAAAGGTATAGTAGTTACCATCTTTTGTTATAATAGTCTTCTTGCTCTCATCTTTTAATAAGGTAGCTAGACCCATACTAATATAGATTCTAGTTTCGTTATCTAACCAGCCTATTACTTCTCTATACTTGTCTAAATTAGATTTAACGCTATTAATCATAGAGCTAAATAAAGCTTCTTTTGTAAAAGTTTCAATTCCTTGAACACCCCATAAGTAGCAGAAGTTTAAATAAGTTTTAGTATCAAATTCGCTCCAGTAGTTAATCTTAGCACTTGCCTCGATAGCTAACTTCTCTAATTTAGTTCTTACACTTGTAATTTCAGTAGTGTTTACTAACTCAAAGATAACAACGTCACTCTTGATATTAGTATTCTTGTTTTCTCTTCCACCGTCTTTCCAAATAACTTGTCTGTGACTCTTTAATAATTGAACCAAAGATTTATTATTCTTGTAGTTAACAACGCTCAATCTGTCTGCTGTAGGGTTATGCTCTAAGAATAATAAATATTCGTCTGTAGCAACCTCCAAGTTGTACTCCCAGATGTACCTAGAACCTTTTTGGTCTGTTGGCATATTAGGGTAAAACGCAACAATTTCTCTTAAATGCTGTTCCTGTGGAAAGCCTAAAAAAGATTGGTATGTACCATCAACATTAGCTAGGTACTCATACATATTTTTTGAGTTGTTCATACTCATTAACTTAATTTGAGGTGATGTCTCACATCTCTCAATTGTGCGAAGTTTGTAAACCTCAACGTGTGCTTTCTTATCCATTGTTTTTTTATTATTATTATTTATTTTTGTGTTTTTTTTTCTTTTTATTGTGGTGGCTGTGCATTATTCATCTCATTCTGCAACATCATCTCCTCTTGCTTCGCATTGTTGTTCATTGCTGAATTCTCTAGAGCAGTCTGTCCTTGTTGTGCTGCTATGTTCTGTTGAGCTTCTGCCTGCATTTGTGAGTTAGCCGCTGCTGCTTCTTGTTGTTGCTTAATAGCTGCGTCTTCTCTTTGTTGTCTCTTGCGTTTTTCGTTCTGTAAGTAGCTCTTCATTCCAGAAATAGTTTTAAGTTCTAATATATTTAAGAACTCTAACTTAGCATCAGGATTAACGCCAGCCTCTTGTACTGCCATTCCTTGTAAGGTTACTTTAGCTTCTTGAGTTACGGTATTATCGAAGTTTAAGTACATTTTATAATCGCTATCGTAACAATCTTGAATCTCTTTGTTAGTCAGCATCTCAGCCATGGTATCACCTACCATAACAGCTATATCTTCACCACCCTCGGCAGCTATCTTAATCCATAAGTCAGCAGCAAATTCTATATTGTTCTCAATCCACTTGGTTAAGCTTCCGTACAACCACTGATTACCTGTATCGCTATTCTCTGCATTACTATTTCTCTGTCCTTCTGATTGGTATGAACCACTTCCTAGTCTTACATTCTTAGGCATATTCAAAACATCTGCTATTGCATTGTCAAAATAAGCTACTTGATTTAGAAGTGAGTTGATATTAGGGTCTAGTGTTAAGTCCATTACCTCGATTAGAGGGTTCATTTTCTGGTCAGCATCAATTTCAGACCTGTTAGCTGCTATCACACCATTTTGTTTTAACTGCGATAAGAACTCAGGGCTTCTCATTCCTTCAGGAAGTTGAGCAGTGTCAATGTAGATTGCCTTACCTATACTTCTAGCTACAGAGTTAAGCATCATAGTAATTAAACTATCTTTAATATCCTGCATATCACTTACCATACCAATAACACCTTGGTTTGCACCTAGGATTGTATTAGGAGTACAAGTAATATAACTTAATCTCTTTCTTCTTTTATCTCTCTTATCTAAAATAGAGTTAGGAACAATCTTTTGGTCTTTTAAATATTTATTACCAATTAAAGTAGCCTCTCTTATGCAAGATACAGGTACTCCGTCTACATAAGTAATTGATTGCCATTGTATTTTCTCTGCTACCCAAACCTTAGGCACACCATTATAATTACTGTACCAGTTGAAGTTAACCCATCCTGTTACATAAGGAGCTTGACTTGTTCCGTCTCTTGCGATTCTTTCAAGGTCTTCAGCCTCATCTTTAGTCAATTTCCATTTAGAAACAACGTCAGATACCGAGTATGGTTTAATTTGTCCAGCATAGTCATCGTCTCTGTGTTGGTCATCATTCTTGTTCATGTCAACAACAGCGTACTCAGGTGGAACTAAGTCCATAAAAACTTTACCGTTTCTTTCTGTTATGAATGATGTTGCTCTTCCTCCAATGAAGCAGTATTGAGCTCCTTTTATAAATTGGTCGTAGCACTCGTTTGATATGTAAAAACTCTTGCCGAACTTAATATAAGTCTTCTCACTCGCCTCTACGAAGTTTGTGTATAAAGCCTCTATATCTTGTTCGTCTGTAATGTCTAAGTCTGTTCCTGCCTCTACTTGAATGTTGCCTAATAGTTGTTGTTGCTTTAAGAAGTTTCTACCGTCCATCATGTACTTCATTACATTCTTTTCTGTAGTCTTTCTGCTTAATGCATCACCAGCTATACAACCAGCCTGCATAATATCTGGAATAGGTTTGATTAAATAGCCAAACTTACCTCTAAAGTAATTGAATAAGGCGATAATATCCTTGCCTCTGTATAAAGGAATTTGAGTGTTGTTGTTATTTCCGTCCTTTGCTGTTAGCTCGTAAGAAGTTCCGTACTGCCATCCAAAAACGTATCTAGCGTACTTTACATATTGTGGAACATATCTATTTTGAAGACCGTAGAAAGGGTCTTGGTTAGGAAGTCCAATTAATTGAGGTGTTACTACCAATTGATTATACATAGAACAAACCCAACGAACATTCTGTCTCCAGTAATTTTCGTCATCCCACTTTTCGTTTTCAACTGTTTGTAAAGGTTGAACCGCAGGGTATGTATTAATATCTAATTGCATATATACTACAAAATTAACATATTTAAATGAATTACAAAATTTTTTTAGGCTTCTATAGGTTTACCGCTTTCTAGTTCGTACCAAATAGTTATCCCATTTTCTATTTTACTTAGTATAGTAGGTCTCCTTGTCTTCTCTTTGACTACAGGCTTATCAAAGTCAGTAAATCCAAGTAAAGAAACCAAGAAAGCATCCGCCTCATCCGCATTTTGTTTGCCAAACATTTGTAAAGATTGTATTAAACTCATAATCTTCATGTTATGACCATACCTGCGAATAAATCTATTTGCTAATAGTATCTGAAAAGACTTGACGTGTTCGTCCCTATAAATCCAATACTTTCCATCTGTGCTTTCAAAGCTAGTGCCTAGACTTTTGGGTCTCTTCATCATAAACTTTTTCAATCCTCTATTTATAAGATAATTCAAAAGATTAGTACCTCCTGCATTTAACTCTCCAACAACTTGAATTAGTCCGCCTCTTTGCTCTACATACTTAACTATTAAAGCTATTTTTTCGTAAGCAGACTCTAGTTTATCAGGTCGTTCAGAATATGTTAGTACAGCAGAGAAGCTCATCTTTTCCATTCCTCCAAATCCTTTTGTTAAAACAGCTGCTATTCTAGACCCATTTTCAGAACCAGTTTCATTATCAGTTCCGATACTATCTATACCTAAAGTATATTTACAATCTGATTGTATAGGTTCAAGTATCTTTGCAACATCATCATCTTTTTTAGATGGGTTTGTTTCTACCTTACCATCAAACTCATACATCTTAACATATTGTATTTGAGAAGGATTTGTTTTTTCTTCTTTTTCTGCTCTATTTATTATCTCAATAACATCTTGTTCCCAAATATTTGCATATATAACACCAAAAGCTTCATCTGCTTCAAATGGATACTTTCTTTTTTCAGAAGCAAGTGCGCTGCCTGATAAAGATGCTCTCTTATTGTCTAGGTATTGTTTTGAGCCTATAGTTATCCATTTGCCATCTATTCCTAGCACAGGCTTTTCTGGAGTCTCTGTAACCGAATTACCGTACACATCAATGAATCCCTCTAAACAATAGTAAGCTGGTTTAAAGTATGGTAACAAACCTGTTATGGTTCTTCCGTTGGCATCTCTATTACTGTTATCGCTACTATCCCAAAGCTTTTTAAAGTTTTTACCTCCTTTTTTCTCCATCTCTTCTACCGTAGTAGATATAACAGCCTTACCAATAATATTCTGACCTTGCACTAAACACTCTTTTACAATTTGCCAAGACTCATAAACATCACCCTCTGTTGTCTTTCCTGCTTCATCTCTAAAGTAGCGGTGAAGTTTTTTACCATCATAATGTTCGTCCTTAGCAGTACCAAAATCAATCATACTGTCCAAGGCAACACCATAGCTCTTTTCTTTTCCTTTAGTACTTCTTTTACTTGGTTCAAAGAAACGTAAAGCTGCCTTTGGCTGAGTGTCTCCCTCGTCTATTGGATTTAACCACTGAGGAATACGCTTCCATGCTCTCGTAAGTTTTAGGAAAACAACTTTTGCATCTGTATTAGTCTTACTTTGAATACCAGCATCAGCTCTTTCAGTTCTACTAATGTACTCATAAATCATACAATTAGCTTGCTCTGTTTTCCCTCCCCTTCTATTCTCCATGTTTATCATTCCGTAAGAACTTTCGTCTGTTACGCAATAATCCCAATAATAAAACTTATCTCTATCAGATGCACGATAATCAGCATAGCCAACATCTAGTTGCCAGAACGTCAAGTAAAACCAATGTACTCCAGTTATATATGTAGATTCTCCGTTATTATAAAACCAATAACCTTCTTTCCTTTTTTTAAGGACATACTTAATAGTTTCTAGCTGCTCTGATTCTGAAAGTAAGTTAAACTCTCTATCTTTTGGGAACTTCCAACGAATAAACTTTTGTTTTTCTTTTGGCAAATCATGCCCATCTATATCCTTTTTATTAGGTATAGCAGGAGTTTCGTACTTAATGAAACTAGATTCTTGTCCGAGTGTAAAACTATTCTTTGATTGCTCCACTTTCTTGAAGGGCTTGTTCTAGTAAACTTGTTGCAACTTTAGCTTTATCTTGCTCTTGTGGGGTTAGCTTCGCTCTTAAATAATCTTGCAATTCAATAAGAGGCTTTAGCTCATTAAAAAACTTGTAAGCCATCTCGAAGACAGGCTTATCGTCTGCATTAAATAAATCTATTTTCTTTTCTTGATACTGCTTAAAAAAACTAGATAACTGAACAGATAACGAAACAAAAGCTTCGTAATCTACCTTGCCAAACATCTTCTCAAGCTTAATAGCTAAATCTCTAACTTCTTTATCTTTATGATTAAGAAATTTCTCTAAATTTATTTCCATATGTGTTTTTTTTATTTATACGATTCATTTTCAGTTCTTCACGCTAAAAATGATTTTTATTAGTTAGGGGTTTAGTATTTTGAAATAAATATCTAACTGAAGAACATTTGAAACATCTGCGTTAAATAAACTTATTTGAGCCTGATTAGTAGTTACATTATAACCTCCTTGTAATAATGCTTTACCGTACCCTCTAATAGTATATTCAATTACAGATGTTGTTGTTATTTTATTATTATTTAGTGTAATTGTTTGCGTAGTTCCTGAAACAATATTACACCCAATACCAGCAGGTATAATAATATTTCCTGCAATACTATTTAAAGTAACTATATATGGATTTCCAAGAACAGCAGTAACACTAGCAGCATTAAACTGGTTTGTTCTTAGTTTTAATGGAGTAATAAATCCTGTGTCGTCTAAACCAGCATCTGTTTCAGCTTGTGTTGCTATTTCTGCTATTCCTTGTACACTTTCTGTTGCTGCTGAATTACTTGTTATAAAAGAAACAACATTTCCGCTAATTTTTCCATTATACTTTGTTGAATTAAATGTAATATCACCATCTACTAACGGAACTGTGCTGCTTACCACATTTAATCCTTTTGAAAAGGATATTTTTTCTGTAAATGTCCAAGCTAAAGTTAATGCTTTGTTCCAAGCATATCTCCAGCCTTTAGGGGTTATTATTTTTGTATTATCAATACTAGCAAGAACTCCGCTAGCTGCTGATTCTGCTTCTGCTTGAGTTGCTATGTTTATAGTAATAACTGTGTTTTTAAGATAGTTAATTAAACCTGTAATTATGTTTGTGTTTATCGGTGTTAGTAATCCCATTTTTGTAGTAAGTAGTCTAAGTTAATATTCATGCTGTTATAGTCTGTGTTTCCATTCATTAAGTTGTCCTGAGTTTGAGTTGTTACAAAAGAATTGTAATTAACAAACTGAGAGCCCATTAGTGTTGTTCTGCCTTTCTTAAAGTCTGCAATATTAGAAATCTGTTTGTCAGATATTTTTTTACAGGTTCTTATGAACATTGAATTGAAATTAGGTCTTAACATTTTTTATTTTACGTTTTTGTTTTTAGTTCCTAAGTAGTTGACAATAATATCAAGTGATGCTTGTACTGCGCTAAAGTCATATGCAATGCTAGTAGCACTCTGCACATAAGGTAAAGAGTATAAAGTATTGGTTCTTATAAAATTATCCTTGAAATCTTCGCTTGCGTTTAGTGTACTATTAGACAAACTATTCACATAGCTTTGGTATATAACACTTGATGCTGCGTTAGTCCAGAAGTCAAAAGAGTTTTCATCAAAGCTTCTTACAACTGTCGGTGTTCCTGAGAATGTAAAAGAACCTGATTTTGTAAATACTTGACCTACATAATACTTTTGGGTTTTCAAACCTACTACTATTGAAATAAAAGTATTTGGTGTTCCTTTGACAATGTAAGTTCCTGCTGCTATTGTTCCTGCTGCACTTTCTGTTGTATAAATTTCGTAATTAACTGTTCTTGCCGAATCTGCAAATGTTGTAGAGTTCTCGTTTAAATCAGAAGGGTAAAAATTATAGTTAGTTATTGTGCTTGGTATTAATGTATTGTATGTGCTGTAGTAACCAGTAGAGCTTACTAAAAGAGTTGGGTCAACTGGTAATGTAAAAGCTGCATATGCTACAAATACATCTCCTGAAGAATAATCAATACCATTCATTTCAAAAGTTCCTGTTATTACAATATATTCATTATTAGCTATTAAAGCCCCTACTGTACCAGAGTTTAATACACTATTATAAGTAGAGAACAAGAACCTAACTGCCTTCACATCAGAAATACTAATTCCTAGTCCAGTGTAGTCAGTACTATCGTATATACCTAAGGTGGTATTTGTACTGTTGTCTGTTGAGATGATTATATCTGTTGCCATGATTATCCAGTTGTTATTTTACTCATTATATACCATCTGTTTGAGCCACCGTATTTAACGGTAACACAGTTGTAGGCTAAGTTTAAACCAGTATAGGTAGCCGAACCATCTATTTCTTCAATACCTGCGTTAAAAACTACCAACGAATTTGTTGTAGCACCTGCTATATTTTTAATTATAAATTCATCACCATTTGCTACTGTAGCGGTATCTGGTAATGTTATTGTTAAACTTGAACCATTTACTAAAATAGTTCCTTCTGTGATAGGTACACTATAATTAGCTGTAATAGTTTTTATTTTAGAAGTTCTAACAATTAAGTCAGTAGCACTCATTGCTAAGTTACCACTAATTGCTATTTCTTCTGCGCTTCCTGCACCTCCACTAATTCTTCCTAATAATCTTTTAGTAGCACTTATTGCCTGCATTTTAGCGTAAGTAACTGCGTTCGCAGCTATTGTTAAAGCACCACTTCCTGTAACATCACCTGTGTGAGTAGCGTTAGTAACCTTTGCTGTATTAGCTGCCATCTGTGCTATTTCTGTTGCGGTATACCACTTATTAGTAGCTCCTGCTAAAATATTATCAGCACCTATAGTTACTGTAGCTCCTGTTAGTCCGTTTAATGTTACAATTCCAGTTGACTGAGCTTTATATATAGCATTTCCAGTAGAAGTGTCTTTTGTTAATACAAACTCATTAGTTGCTCCTGATACCGCTGTTAGAGAATTTATTGCTGCTTGTTGTGAAGTTGAGTTAGTTCCTCCCTTAGCAAAAGACAAAGGAGTTGTTGATGCAAGTGTATTTATTTCTATATTAGCTGGTACTATATCTATTTCAAAATTATCAGTTGTTGGTGTTACAACTATTCTGCTTGTGCCTGCCGCTGTTATTCCTGTGTATTTTATTGTTCCGCTTCTTTGACTTAAAACCTTATTGTCGGTCATAGCTGTTGTTATTCCTGTACCTCCTTTATTAAAAGGAACTACTGGTAAGTCTGTCGACACCAAGGCTCTCATTGTAGGTTTGCCTGAAGTTCCGTCTGGAGAAGCATATACAAGATTAGCTGCCTTGCTTATTCTTGAGAATGTTATTTCTGGTGTTGTAGTCGGATTAGACACACTTGCACTAAATAATTCAGCAACGTCTGTATCTACCTCTGTAAAGTTTGTTACAGTACCTCCACTGCTAGATGTGCCTAGTAATGAATTAACAGCAGTTTCCACTATTAGATTATCACTGTTGTAATCTGCTGTGGTTAATGGCGTTCCTGTGTTCGCTCTTGATAACTGTATTGACATTTATTATTATTATTATTTTCTATTGCAAAATTAGTCTTTTCCTCTGTAATTTACAAAGTTTAAACTTGTGAATTATAGTAGCCGTTAAATAACCCTTGAGTAAAAGACGTATAATAGTTAACGTCTTGTACTATACCGTTAATCTCATTCTTTATTATTATTCTTTGACTATCAGTTATTCCAACAAAATTATAACTGTGAATAAGATTACTTAAATAAATAATAGTGTTATCACTAACATCAAATGGTAATCCTAATTGCGTACAACGAACTTGCTCTAGTCTTAATTGATATATTATTTGATTGTAGTCCATTAATAAATATTATTAGCTAAATTATCAACTTCTTCCTGTAAACTTACAATATTATTATATGCCTGACCTAAACTTACTAAACCAATATTGGCAGCATTCTGCATAGTGTAGATATTTGTAAAGATGGTGGCTACCTGATAGTTGTACTCCCTTCCTTGACTTTTTGGACTTAAAATATTTGATGTTTGCAGGGCTACCAAACTAGTTTCTAAGTTATAGATAGTTTGAAAGTTACTTACTGCTCCACTATTATAAGGTGCAACTCCAAAAGTTCCACTACCTACACTTACTGTTGATGCTCCTGAAGCTGTAAATACTTCTCCTTGCTTATAGGTGCTTCCTAAGTATATAACAGTTCCAGTTCCAGTAACTAAGTACTTAGTACCTAAAGTTGTTGTGAAAGCTGTAGTATTTACAATTCCGTACACTTCGTACTGTAAAGTTAATATGCTATCAGGAATAACGCCAAGTGTGGTATAACCTAAGTCTTGCGTACTTAAGTATAAGGGAGTTCCTAAAGCTGTTGGCAACCATCTTGATGGAGTTATTAGCGGATTGTAATATCCTGTTGTCTCAAATGTGTCGCCAGCCGCTACTACTAGTCCTGTTGTGTGAGGTACAAAGTAATTACCTACTGTTACTATCTTGCTGTCGTAAGTTTGTGAAGCTCCACTAGTCTTAATGTATTGAGTGTATGGAACTAAAGCAGCTCCAACGCCTAGTGCTGAGGGAGTTATATTTACATAGTTTCCTATTAGTAAATTTATACCGCCAACCTGTGCGTAGGTTAGGTTAGGACTTCCATATCCGTCAGTGTTGTTTGTGGCGTAACCACCTGTGGTATCTGTAAAGTTAATTATCTCCCCGAAAGGGTCTACAATTTCTAGGTTATTTGTTGGGTAAAGGCTCATATTAATGCAAATATACGTTATTTTATTTTATTCAAACTCAGTGTTAAATTCAATCGCTTGTTCTTTCGATATTATTCCTAATCTAAAGTACCTTGAAATATCGGTTAATGGGTCTTTAGAGGTTTCAAGTAAAGGATGTACTACAGAATATCTTTGAGCCTTACTAGTTCCAGCTTTTTTTATTAATTCTTTTTCTTTTGGAGTAACTTCAAGGTATTCTTCTTTTGCAGCTTCTTGTTCTTGTTTAATTAATCTGCCTTGGAAATCTATATCAAACTTTTCGTTCTCTAATTTTACCTTAGCTTCATCGTATACACCTCTTTCTTTTAAAAATACATTTAAGAATTTAAGATTAAACAGTTTGTCTACATATCTACCAACTTCTTTGTCTGGCAAAGTACTTAAAGAAGATTTTTCTTTATTTATCTTTTCGAATACCTCTTTTGCTGCCTGTAATCCTAGCTTATCTCTTTCTTGTGGAGTTATATAAAGGTCTCCCACATAAAAGCTACTAGGCATTGATTTCACTTTATTATACCCTTTGCTGGCTAAGAAACGATACATTTCTTTGTATTCCTTATTCTTATCTCCATACATAAAGTTAAAATAATATTGGGAAACCGCACCCTGAGACATTGCTGGTACTGAATACATTTTTTCTCCAAACATACCAAACCTTTCGGTTGCTCCGTACACGCTTACAAAAGAACCTAATATTGGTATTTTTGTTTTTGCATAAGTAGTAAAGTCTTCTGAAGGGCGAATCATTTCTCTGGCAGCACCATCAAAATATCTTATTGATTGCTTTAGTATATTTGGGTTTGCTAACTGAAATTCTGGGATAGCTGTTTCAATAGCAGCCGTAGCAACGTCTATTACCTTACCTTCTGATTGTTTCGCAGTCTCAACTAATGATTTAGCTCTTTTGTTTATACTAAAACTTCCAAAAGACATCATAGAATATACTGCTGACTGCATTATTAATTCACTTAATCTTTTTTGTCTTTCTGCTAAAGGCGTCTTGTTGTTAGTATCGTTTATTATGTATTTTTGATACATTTTTATAGTATTTACAAGAACAGCTGCAAAATTAAATTTACTAGGGTCTGAAACAATAGATACAAATCTACCATTTGGATATACGCCCTTATATACAGAGTGTTCTTTAGCTAAACCAGCATTTTCTAATGATTTTTTCATTTCTGGAGTCATAAAGTCTAAAGCACCAAATACCTCTCCGTCTTCAGGAGTTATAAGATAAGGACTGCTTTCATCTATCTTGTCTTGATTTTCTTCTGCATAAGCATCAGCTATTTCTTTAGATTGCTCTGCTTTAATTCTCTTTTTTTCATCGTCATCATCATCTTTACCTTTAAGTAGTGTTGTAAACAATAATGGAACAGCCCAAGCCAAGGTGCTCATAATAGCTCTTGATTTTAATGCGTCAATTTGAGTTTGTGTTTTATAGAAATCTGCTATTTTGTTTTGCGTATTTCCTATAGGGTTTTTTGTTATTCTTTGAATACTATATGCTCTCCATATACCTAAAGGAGTATCTAATACAAAGAAGTTATTCATTAAGTTAACTGACATCTTAACAAACGCTACTGTTCTTTCTGCTGCGTATATAGACCTAGAAAAGAAGCTTTTTGCGTATTTTGTTGCGTAAGAATTAGAGGCTCTTGATTCTTGTTCTAGCTCCATACTCTTCTTAGTCATGGTGCTTTTTAAGTTTATCATGTTATCATAAATCCATCTACTTGCAACTCCAGTAGGAGCAGAAGACATTATACTTTCTTGGGATAAATGCGTTGCCGACTCTACCACATCTCTATTAATTTTTTCTTGTAAATACTTGTACGCCCATCTTTTAATTGCAATGCCTTCGTTTTTAGCAATTCCCTCTCTAGCATCTTCGGCTTCTTGCATTGTGTCAAATATGCCCCTTTTGCTGTTATTATACATCACAATAAACTTACCATCTTTTTCTTTTATAGTAATATCGTATTTGAGAATATCTTCTACAGCTTTTTGGTTAGCTACTTCTAGTTCAAGTTCCGTACTTACTAATTGCGCTTTTATTATAGCATCTATAGCGGCTGTATCTAATCCTTGCTTCTCGTAAACCTCTCTTATCATTATCGCTAGCCAAGGATTTTTTTGTAAGTCTTGAATAGCCAAATCCACTGAAGAAAGCATTCTTCCTATATATTTTGTATTATTCAAAAACTTCATTCCTTTTTTCAACCTGCTGTAATCTACTTCTCCTTGAGTCTGACTGCTTACAATTTTTTCAGATTCTGCATAACTAGATACTCCCTCTCTCACTCCAAAAATAAGATTTACTAAAGATGAGCTTCCAACACCTAATTTAGACGTACTGCTTAAAGAATCTTGATACAAGCCTCTTAATATGCTGTACATACTATCATACAAAAAGTTTCTTGAGGCATTTTTAAGACCAACATTCTTAATACTTGCTATTTTATTTGCAAGATTTACAAAAGCTACGTTTCCGTAGTTATTAAATACTTGAGCTATATTGTACGAAATGTTTGCGTCCTGAGTTCCTACACCACTTAATACAGAAGCGTACCATAAACTATTCATTGCGTCATTATAATAAAGAGGAGTTAGTCTAGTCATCTCGTTAAGGAGTTTAGCCATCTCTTTATTCTTTCTGTCTTGTAATGTAGCTTCACTTATTTTCTTAGCCTGCTCTTTAACAAATTGTGCCATTTCAATAGTGAATTCACTCATACCGTACTTCTTCTTAACTAAGTTCATTACGTCATCGGCTGATAGTACGCCCATCATGCTAAGCTGAATTAACTTATCTACGACAGTTGTCTTGCCTGCTATATTTCCTGTACTTATAGCACTGATAAATTTATCTATATATGGCTTATTGGTTTTAGCTACAGGTGGATTTTCTTTCTCTTCTGCGTACTTAATTGTGCTAGCTAAATCTTTTAACAATTTAGACCTAAGCTCATTTTCCATTGAGTTCTTTATCTTCTCAGCAATTTTGACTGCTTCTTGCGGTGTTACATCCAAAGCCTCTACTACCATCTCTTCTAAGTTTGATTGCAGTTGATTGTCACCAGAGTAGAACATATCTATAATAGCCTCAACTGCATTGGTATTACTCTTTTTTGCAGTAGATAATATTTCTTTAGTTAGTTTGTCTATATCACTTTCTAATTTCTTTTTCTTTTTGTTAGCTTCATTTTGTTCCGCCACAATTCTCTTAAAGTTTTCTTTTTCAACAGCGTCAGCTATTTTCTGTTCGGCAGCAGCTAATGCTTTTTGGTTTTTTTCTTCAAGTTTAATAATTGCCGCCTCAAGGTCTTGTCTTTCCTTTATTTTATCAGCTGCTAATTTTTCTCTTTGCTTCTTCAGCTCTTCTTGTTCTGATACTATTCTTTTAAAGTTCTCCCTTTCAACATCGTCTAGAATTTTTTGTACAGCTTCGTCAGCTAGTCTAGCTTTTTCTTTAGCATCTTTTATTTCTTTTTGCTTAGCGTTGTATTGTTCTTTTACTGCTTTAAACTCAGCATTGGCAGCCTCTCTTTCTAGCTGTAGCTTTGTTTTTGCTTTAGGATTTTGAGTTTCTTTTATGCTAGAAACAAATAACTTCTGCATTGCATTGATTTGCTTTTCGTCATAACCTTCAGTTCCTAATAGCTTTGCCTTCATTTTTGTTATGGCTATACCTAAATTCATCCCGCCTAAAACAAGTGCCTCTACTCCATCTATAAATTTATTGTATTTCTTAGGGTCTATAATTACGTTTATTGGTATTATGGCTGAGAATGTTTTATTGTTCAGTGTTTTAGTTTCGTCTACTCTAAGTTTATTAAAAAATGATTTTACCTGATTTTTCTTAGCTTCTGTAGGATTAACAAGACCTTTTCTCATCTCTTTTTCTAGAGCTGCGTTTACGTCTTTGACAACTGCTGCTGCTGTTTTCTTTTTGGCAGCTTCCTTTGCTTTGTTTACAGTGTCAACAACTTCATTTGCAGATGATTTGTTAGTTTCATTATTCATTGCCTCTGTGTTACTAGCCTCTACTTTCTTTCTGTAGTAGAAATCAGCTAGTTCTGGGTCTGATAGTATATACTTATCTAGTAATGAGAATGCTTGCAACTCACGACCTGTTTCAGTTCCTTTTTCTTTTAAGGCTATTATAACATCTGTTTGTATCTTAAAGAAGTATTCTGCCTTTGCTGTATTTCCAGTTTTTAGAGCTCTTGATATTTCCACAGCAGTATTCTTGAAGATTATCATTGCCGCAGCAACAGACAAAGCATTTGTAAGCTCACCGTTCTTTATTTCTTCTATTATTCTAGTGACAGCGTCTCTACCTTTTGCTTTTCTGTTTCCAGCCTTACGCTCATTTTCATATTGGTTTATAAGTTCCTGAGCTTGTTCGAGAGAAGTTTGATTGGTTAAGGTTGTTTTGTTATTATTGTTCTCAGCTATCAACTCCTTCATTCTTTCTGGAATCACTACGTCTGAGTTAAACCTATCTAACCATTGACTTACGCCACCGCCTAGTTCATCGTTTATTCTATTTCTTTCCTTTATTTCTTCTTGAGTAGACGCAGTTGAGGTGCTAGTTAATTTCTTAGGTTCAAACTTTCCTTCAGCAACTAGCTTATCGTACTCGCCAGCCGCTAGCAATGCGAAGAATTCGGGTTCACTATATCTTTTTCCTTTGTAATTTACGAAGCAAGCCATGGTTTTTTTTATTATTTTTTATTATTAGGCAAATTTAATGAATTTATGTTGTAATTTAAAGTTTTACACTTAATTACTATCGGTTATAGATTTAAGGTTTGAGGTAGGTAAGTAAAAGGTGTTGCCCCCTACCCCCTGAATGAGAGCAACATCTCTTACCGTACTATCGTATAATGAGTTTATAGGAATTGGCTTTGGCTCTAAAGTAGGAGTATTCTAAAAGAAGAATATTTAAGTGTTGGCAACTTGCTTTAAATTTAAAAGTAAAAATTTGGTAATCGTAATTAGCGAATGGTGTAAAACCTCTGCACAGACTAATGGAACATTATGTTGATAAAAGCAAAAAAGCCCAGATAGTTAGGATATCCGAGCTCTTTTTGTTGCCTATCTAAAGGCGGTTATATTATTATAAAAAATTAAATATACAAATTGAATCATTGATTCCTAACATCAACGCACAAATTTAATACTAATCTTTGAAATAGCAAATGATAAAAGTCATAGGGCATGGAATTGAACCACAATACTAATTATAAACTAGCGTAATTGCCTTTATACGACACCTTGACTTAATTTTTTTTTATCCTATTTCGAATTCCGAGTGTTCTGCTGTTAACTCTCCTGCTTTATCTAGTCCTTCGAACTTTGCACACAAATCGGTATAGAATATTATAGCTTCGTTTTGTATTTGTAAGTAACCAATTAACTTCTGGTATGCAAGTTGGTCTACATTAAATAACTTCATACCTTGCTCTGCATATAACTTACTAACCTCAATTTCTTTAGCTAATGCCATTTCTATTAGCTCGTACAAGCTCTTGCTCTTGCACTTAGTTGTTCCAATAGCAGGAATAGTATAAGCGTTGCCCCTTCCAGAGATATAATCAACCCATCCCATGAAGTGTTCTTTCTCTTCTATAGCTTCTTGGTTAAAATATTTTTGTGCCCTTAGAAATCCTAATCTATTAGCAGTTACAGCCAATTGATTGTAGAAGGTCGATTGTTCTAGCTCTATTTCAGCTAATGGAGCGATAATCTCCATTGCCTCGTCTGATATCATATAATATTCTTTCATAATTTATGCAAATTTAAGTCTTTGTTATCTGATTACCAAGAACAGTCTTCCGTTAACTCAACACTAGTCATTAATTGTTTCTTTAGCTCTTCAAAGTTGTCCATAATCTCTTGTATTTTAGGATTTACTTTAATAGCCTCAGCTATGTTCTTATTTCTAATAGCACCGCTTTTAGTTCCCAGTATTTTACTAAATGCTGCTATATCCTTAGCATCTGGAATAAATTCTGCTTGCTCTGTGGTTGCCTTATTAGGTTCATTTTCAGACATTAAGTTATTTATGTCTTCTTTAGTTAAACCTAATTTATCAGCCACCATTTCTACACCTGCTCTAATATCGGCATCGGATTCTCCAGCCTCTCTTTGGCTTTCTATGTAGTCTCTTATTTTAGAATCTTGTGAGCTTTGAGATTTAGATTTTATATTACCATTCTTTTTGATAATAACGCCAGCAGCACCAAACGTGTTATTTTTCTCTACACTTACCTTGTCGCCAAGTAAATCTTTTATATAATCTACCAACTCGTTTCCGTCAAATCCTTTTTGAAAAACCTTTACTTTTTTGCCTTCTTGAGTCCTTGTAATATATAAACTATTTTTTTCCCCACCGTCAACTGCATTTTTAGCTTGGTTTACATCTCCACTCCATTTTCTAGTGCTAATAATAGCAGTTCCGCCATCCTTTAAATTATTATAAATGTCCTTAACAATTGAGTCTCTTATATATTTTTCAACTACATTTAATACACTTAACGAAACTATAGAATTATACTTCTTATTTATATCATTAGAACTTTTAAATGTTACATCATTTTTACCTTTCCATCTTTCAGAGTTAGGTTCAAAACTATCGACATTAAATCCTAATACATTTGACATGGCATCAGAGCCGTATCCTAATCCTGCACCGTAGTCTAACACATCAGAACTAATGCCCATTCCTTTTAATATATTAGCAGCTTTTTCATAACTACCAGTTGTAGTTGCTACTTGTGTTGTACCGCTTTCTTTTTTATATTCTACCGCCTTATCTACTGCCTCTTTTTGAGACTTACTCACCATTGTTCCTTTATTGTCAGCTGCTTCAGATTCTTCTTGTGTTTTTTTTGCTCTTTCAACTATTGATTGAGACGACCTTTGAGTTCTGGGATACAAAGAGCCAGCTGCCGCAACTTGTACAGGAACTTCTTCTCCTGTTTTTTTGCTTATAAATCTAGCTTCTGGAAACATTTTATCTACATAATATTTTCCATCTAATACAAATGGGTCTACACCGTAAAATTTAGAATTAAATTGTTTGTGTTTGTAAGTTCCTTTTTTACTATTTTCAATATAAGTACTTTTATCTTGATAAGGGTCAACAAAAAAACCAGTCAAAGCAAAATTACCATCAGCTAGTTTTTTACCTGCTGTCTCTCCTTCTAATAAAGACATTACATTTTTGTCTCCAAACTCCTTGAAGAATCCTTCGTGATTATATCCTTTTTCTTTAAGCTTTAGTCTTAGGTTTCTAGCAGGAGCTTCTTTTTTTACAGTTCCTACTCCAACAAAAAACTTTTCAAAGAATGAACGTCTAATATCAAAACCAAATTTAGCAGACTTATCTTCTTTAGAAGTTCTATTGCTTATTAACAAATCAACTAATTTGCCTAATGATTCTTCTTTTGAAAAATCAGTTTCCATTATTAAGTCCGAAAGAAGGTCTAACGAATTTCTATATTTTTCACCTGTTTTATTGTTAGCTTTATAATCTTCTATAAATTCAATAAGTTCTTTTTTAGCTTCTTCAGTACTAATTAACTTATCTTTAGTTATTTTCTTTAATACTCTTCCAAAATAATCTGCTGAATAAGCGTTTCCAAACATAGCAGCAGGCGTTTGTACCATTACAAATACGGCTACAGGCTTGCCTTTCATTTCGGGGTACTCAGCATCTCTTTTATTTGCCGCATCAACAACCGCTGCATAAAAAGAAGGTATTTTACCATCGTTACTTGCAGCAAATGCCATATTTTCATTTACGTTTTCACTGATAAAAGTATATCCAATACCACCTTGCAATAAGTCCTTATCTTTTGTAAGACCTATGCCTGTAGCGTCTGAATTTATAATTACTACTGCACCTCCTGATTTTACTACTACATTGTATAGGCTTTTTCTTTCTGCTGGAACACTTAACTTAATATTAGATTTAGCACCAACATCCCACTTAACATCAAATTTTTTAAATCCTAAGTCCGATTTGTTTTTTAATCTACTTAACGGCACAACGCCACTTATTACTGCATCGCCCGATTCTTTTGATTCTAAGTTTATTTCAGAGCCTTCATTTATTGCTCCTGATATTTGATTTAAAAAATCAACAAAGTTTTTAAAGTCTACTTCTGATTTAAAAGGCTGGAACTTTCCTTTTGTTATTTTTGAAACTATGTCATTTATTGCCGCAGCTACCCTTTTTAAGGTACTTGGCTTATATGTAACTTTTTCTCCGCTTTGTGAAAGCAATGCAGAAAGTTCTGTCAAGTATTCCTCTGAGGCTACTTCGTTACCTGAATATAAGTCTTCAAATGCCGTAACTTTATCGTTTAGGTCAGAATTTAATATTCTGGAGATTCTATCTCTAAATATTTTAAATAATGCTGGATTATCTCCAAAAGCTTTTAAAAGAATAGCGTGAGTTATTTCGTGCGCTACTGTTGTGTCTTTAGCATTATTTAGATTTATATCTATCCTGCCCCTTCCTGTTGGATTATTATTTGAATCTCTTTCAAAAGCAAAGTTACCCCTTGAATTCTCAACACCACCCACTTCGTCTCTCATAGTTTCGTTATAAGATTCTGAGTCTTCGTGCAAATAGATATCCATTTCAGGGAATATAGATTTAAGAGTGGCTATCGCTTTCTTTGCTGCCTCTATTATAGTTTTTTTGTTTCCCTGTGCGTTATTTTCTAATTCAGCTAATTCTGATTTATTACTTACATTTACAGGTTTTTTCTTAGGAGTTTTTTTACCTGTTGTTTCCTCTGGTTCTATTCCTAATAGGTCTAGTAATCCATTTCCTATTTGTTCTGGCTTAGATTTTTTATCAGCTTTTTCAGCAGCTTTTGCCGCCTTCGCAGCTTCTTTCTCAGCTTTCTGTTTAGCCTTCTCTGCCTCTTTAATTTTCTCCTTAGCAGCCTTAGCCTTTTCTTTATTAAACTCCTTTAGTTTCTGTTTGTTATAATTATCTACAAGAGCTTGTTGAGCCTCGCCTTTACTACTAGCTTCTTCAACTACTAGGTCTCCGTCATTGTTCTCAGCATTCCAAGTAATTTCGCCATCCTCGTCTTTCAACTTAGATATTGTTCCTATGCTATCACCACTAACATCATCTATTAACTCTACAGTTACTGATGCTAGGTAGGAATAAGAACGTCCATTATCTCCGTATTTTTCTCCTTCTTCGTAGTCTACAGCGTTGTCCTTGGTGAATGTATCGTGACTAGTGTCTGATACTGTTATAGGTTCGTATTGTTCTTCTTCTTCCTCTACCGCAGCCGCAGGCTCAGTTACAGTTTCTTCTACAACAGGTATCTCTAGTTTAGGAGCTTCTATTACAGGTGCTTGTTCCTTAACAGGTTCTTTTTGTTCCTTAGCTGGTTTTTCTTCAGCTTTTACTGGAGGTGCGGCTTGCTCCTTAACTACAGGTGCTTCTACTTTATATTTACCTTCGTCTATATTTTTACTAAACTCCCTAAAAGAAATTTCTTTTTTTACTTCTTTTCCAACTACCTCCGCAGCCATTTTTACAATTCCATTTTTGTAATCTATTTCAGTTACATAAAATGGAGTTTTACCATATACACCTAATATTTTTTGACCTAAAAATTCTTTATTTGTTACTTTAGGAGTTAGTTCAAAGTTAGCTATTTCGTTTGGTGTAAGTTTTCTATCATATTTAAGTATATAAACATTTTTTCTGTTTCTATATTCTGCTTCGTTAACTGATAATAATCCATCTGTTGGATGCGTTCCTATGCTTGGGGGTCTTTGTGTTAAATAATATTCGTTAGTTGATTCCTTGCCAAAAAAAGCATTAGCTTGTTCTTTATTTGTTTCTGAGAAGTCTTCTAACTTAATATTTATAGCATCAGATTTACTTAATTTTTTTGCTACATCACCCATATATTCATCGGCATCTCTTGACATTCTACTTCCTTTGTACCCAGCAGAAAAATCAATAATAACAAGTTCGCCTGTTTTTGGGCGTTTCATAACAGTAACTCTATCTCCTACATGATAACCTTTGTCGTTTAAATCATTTAGTATTTTTTGAATTTCTCTGTACTCTTCTTTTGTAAATGTATCAACTTCGTCTAATTTTTCTATTTCAAAAGCTTTACCTTCTGTGGTATCTACAATTTTACCTACTTTAGGCACATGGGGGTTATCTTGTAGGTCTGACAGTATTTCATGTTCATCTGTTAGTGTGTCTTTAATAGTTTGACGATTAAAGTTTCCTTCTTTATCTTGAACTGCCTCTTGCGGCTCGATAGATTTATAAAGTTTACCATCTTCTCCTTCAAAAACTCCCTTTGTTCCACCATCTCCTTGCTTGTAAGGTTTTACTTTGACCTTACCTTCTACAGCGACAGGTGCATTCTTTTCATTAAACGCATCTTGAGCTTCTTTCTGAACAGCATTAGAAACTGTAGTAAAGACTTTACCAAATTTAATTTGCCACTCACCATCCTTAAAGACCATGTTTTGAATCATACCTCTTGCAGACTTAGTAATTGAGCTATCACCTTCTTTAGGGGTAACCTCTGTTGTCTTTTTAGTTACTTCTTTCTCTTCTCTTGGTTTAACTACTTCTTCTTCAGATGCTTGAACATTTCCACCTGCTTCAATCTTTTCTCCGCCTGTGGTTTCGATAGGTTGGGTTTTGACAGGTTCTTTCCCTTCTCCGATGTTACTTTGTACCCCTGTTCCGTTTTCTTTATCATTTTGTTTATTGGTTTTAGTTTCTAATTCTGCTAACTCTCTATTATATTTAGCATTTATATAATCAGTTCTTCTTTTTTCTGCTATTAACAGTTGCTCTTTTATATAATTTATTGCAGCTTCTTTCCCATCTTTTTCTTCTATGTTTTTAACTTGCTGTTCTGATATACTACCTTTTACTCCCGAATAAGAGCCTGCTTTTGTTTCGGTTTCATAACCGACCATTAATTCACCTTTATCAGTATATTTGTAGGCGTTGACTTTTTCAATATCTCCTATTGCCTCATAATTAGCATATTTTTTTGGCTCGTTTAGGTCTTCTTGCCTACGTCTTTCTATATCTTTTTCAGCTTCTTTTACATCACCAGATTCCTGTACTTCACTACTAACACCGCTAATTGGTGCAGCAGAGGTTTCAGTTGCTGGTATAATTTCTTGTTCTGCATTTATTTTTTCTATTTCTAATGGCGGTACGCCTGCTTCTTTTAATTTGTTTTCTCTTGCCGCCTTTACTTGTTCTTCAGTGTAGTCACCATTAGGCAATCCTGTTTGTGCCTTAAAATCAACACCTTGATAGAACTTAGTGTTTGATGTTGGTCTTTTTTCTATTTCTTTTATTGTGCTTGTACGCTCTTTTTCAAGTTCTTGCTTCTTTTCCTCAAGTATTGCAATTACTTCTGGGTCAGAATTTTCGTTGATACTTGCACTTATTTCGTCAATTGAAGTATCTAAATTATCTATTTTTGATAAATCTTCGTCTGTTGCTTTTTTAGCCGTTTCAACATGGCTGTCAATTTCTTTATTAGCCTCTGCTTCTAGTTTTTGTGCTTTTTCTTCTATGGCATCTTGTGCTGCTATAGTTGGTTGAGATACAGCACTTTCCATTAATTTTGCTGCTTGTGCTTTCTTTTCTTGAGAAGCTGCTATCGCTTTTTTATCTACATACTTCTGTGCTAATAATGCAGGTGCTGTTTGTATCCCACTTGAAAATATTGCGGCAAAAGCAGCATCACTAATACCGTCACTGAGTTTAACATCTTTTTTGCCGTTCATATAAATATCAACAGCATTACTACCTATTTGATTAGTAACTTCTCCTAATATTTCTTCTTTAATAGCTTTACCATATTTTTTAAGGAAACCTTCTTTGACCATTTTTTCAATAGATTCCTTAACAACTTTTTCTGCTGCTTCCTTTCCTATTGATGCCACTAAATCTTTTACAACTTTACCTCCACCCATCATATTCTCAGTAGCAAATTCCAATGCTGCTTTTATTGCTCCAGCAGCTACTACTTGTGCGCCAATTTCCTTACCTTCGCTTTTAGCTTGTGTAATTTCTTGGTTCATCATTCCACCAACTACTCCTGCTGCTGAATATGGATTTAAAAAAGCTAAAGACGTAGGTGCGTTTTCTAAAAATGAATTTACTCCTTGACTTACAATCTCTCCAACATCTCCACTTTTTACAAGTTTAATTACGTCTCCGCTATACTTAGAACCTAAATTAGCTATGCTTTTTTCTTTACTTGTTTGGTCTAATATTTTTCTTCCAATAACAGCTAAATCATCGCTTAACCTCATTTCTTCTACTCCAATAGGCTTTCCTAATTCTTTTTCTGTCTTAGCTTTCCAATCAATAATATCTTTTGTCATCTTACCAGTGTCAATGCCAACCATACCATAAAAACTTCTTTCTATGGCTGATATTGATTCATCGTAACCTTCTGGAGCTGTAAGGAAGTAGGCAAGCGTACTCTTAACACCTCTTAACAAACTTTCTCCTTTAGTGTTGTAGCCCATGTCTTCTGCTATAACACGTTGAGCATCTATGCCTTTATTTAATGACTCTATTTTCTTTTGGTCTTGGTTTATTTGCGACATTACGTTCTGCATACCTTGACCATCACCTTTTTTCCCTAATTCATCTGCAATTAAAAGGTTGTTAGAAATTCTTTTTGTTATATTGTCAACAGTGCTTTTATATAAATTAGTTCTACCTATTGGGTCTTTATCTACTATTGCTTTTTCTTTAGGAATGCTAAATGCTTTTGGCATAGCAGGCACAACAGGTTCTTTAACAACCTTATCTACATTTGCTTGTAAAGGAGAATCTTTCATTACAGGTAATGTATTTGACATATCTGTTGAGAACGATGGAACGGCAGGAGTTTTTGGATTTATAGAGCCATAAAAATCATCAAAAGGCACGTCTTTAGTAAAGGTTTCGTCCTTGCTTCCAATCCAAGAATGAATATCAGAAGCATAGTTCTTATCCTTCATAGATTCCTTGAATTTATCTAGACTAATTTCTTTTTGATAAGTCTTATCTAAAGTTCCTAGGTATTTATATATTTCGCTTGTGTAATCTGGTTCTTGTGGCATATCCTAATATTTTTATTTTTTTGGTCTTGGTGCTCCGCCTATCGAAGCTGTTTTAGGCTTTGCAGCTTCTACTTTTTTAGCAGGTTTAAGTGCTATATATTTTGTAATTTTAGGGTCATTAAATAGAGTTTCAATATCAAGCATACCTTTTGGATTTTTTGCTTTATACTCTTCAAAAGCAGCTTCTCTTGCCTTATATTCGGCTACTGGATTAAAAGAGCCTGCTGGTTTTGCCTTTAGCTTGTCAAATCCATCTTGTGAAAGCTTTATATTACTAAACAACTCAGAAGGTTGTACGTTATATATCGTTCCGCTTACCACCTTGCCGCTTAATTCATCTTTCCCTACCGCACCCACAACATAAGCACTTCCATCACTGTTCTTATATACATTATCAACATTAGAGAAAGAAATTGTAATTGGGTTTCCTTTTTTGTCAGTTCCGCTAAAGTTATATGACTTCAATTCAGGATTCTTACCATTTACATATCTAACATTGTATCCGCCAGTGTCTCCTGTAATTGGGTCTAGTGATATTTCTCCATTACTTATACTGCCTCCGCTTCCAGAGTTCCAATTAAAAACACTTCCTTTGCCACTAGGCTTATTCTCATCGCCACCCATTGTCTTTTCTCTTAGAACATCAATAAATACTTTCTTAGTAGCCTCATAAGGAGTTAGCTTAGGATTGGCTGCTATTTCCGCATCTATTTTTTGTTTGTTAGCAGTTTTAAAGTTTTCTGCTATTTCAGGGTTACCTTGAGTAGCACCTTCAACTCCGTAGCCAAAAACATTCTCAGCAACTCTATTTAATATTTCGTTCTTAACTGGGAATACTATCACGTTCTTACCGTTAATACTCATTGTTTTTGACTTCTGGCTGTAATCATAAGAAGGAGCATCTTTAGGGATATTAGAACCTATATCAGTCATCATCTTATTGGCATCTAGCCTTTTAATCATTTTCTCAGGAGCTAAATGGAATACGTCTGACAAATTAGGGTCTGCTGTAATTCCACTTGCAGGGTCTTTCGCTCTTTCTGTTAAATATGGAATGTCATGGTCTATTAAAGCCTGTCTGTCTTTTGGTAGAACAGTAACATAGTCATTTTTGGTCATAGTTTCCTTAGCAGTAGCTCTTTCTCTAGTTGCTTGCTCTTGCTGGTCTTTATAAAGTCCAAATTTATATACTTCTTCTGGGTCGTTATATTTCTTGTTTATAACCATATCAGCATAAGTTTTTTCCATGTTTTTTCTAGCCAACTCATCGAATTTACCACTAGGTCTTATCCTGTTAATTAACAATTTCTCTTCTTGAGCTTGTTTAGCCAATCTTAATGCCTCAGCCTTCTTTTCGGCTACACTTATCTCAAGCTCTTTGTTAGCCGCTCTTGTTAATACGTTACCGCCAAAGGCAGCACCGCCCTTATTTATTAAGCCTAAGCTCCCTGCGAGTCCTATAGTATCTTCCATTATTCAAAGTTGTTATAATCCATACCTTCTGTTGCAGTGTATGGTGTTTTGTAATATTCTTCAGGTTGAGGGAACATAGAATTTCCTGCAATTGGTCTTGCATAATTTCCAAACCTGTTTCCTAATTTCATTTTACCGCCTGTTCCAAAATAAGTTCTTGCCAAATCAGCACTAGGACTTCCTGTGGTGGTTGCAGGATTAGTTCCAGCTAATCTTTGTGCCATCAAATCCTTAGTCATACCGTAACCCATTAAATCTCCGCCTATATTATTCAAGCTATTTCCTATCATAGCCTTATTGCTTTGAATAGCCTGACCCAGAGCCTGCTCCTTCATTAATCTTCTTTGTAAAGCTGTTTGAGTGTTCATAATTCCAAGTCTATTGTACTCATTCATAGCACTTTGTTGTCTACCCATGGCAGCGTTAAATGCGCTTCTTCTTAGAGCAGCATCGTTACCGCTAAATTGATTTAAAGCGTTTATAGATTCTGCGTTACTCATAGCTCCAATAGCTCCTGATAACTGACCACCACCTATTTTATTAGCGTTATAGTTTCTAGAATTTATTAATTCAGCTAAGCGAGATTTATATCCTGCTGTTTCTGCTCCTGTGTATCCTTGTGGGTTAGCAACACCAGCAACTGCTTGCTGATAGAAACTATTTAATCTTGAGTCTGGGGTGTATTTCTCTAGTGGTTGAGCGTCTAATTGGGCTGCTTTTGCTTCAGCAGCTTTTTGAGCCTGCCAAGACATTCCCATATTTGCTAATTGTAAACCTGCTCCTATTGCTTGTGCTATCATAAAAAATATTGATTTAATTGTCTTTATTATAATGCAAATGTAATCATATATTCAAACAAAAAAAAGCCCAATATTACTACTGAGCTTTTTTCAATCACATGAAGAACTTGGATTAATCACATCCACCAATCAGGTGCAAATATAAAAACATTTTTCACATTTCAATAAAGTTTTTTAATTATTTTGTTATTTCTGATTCCATCCTCAAATATTTCCCTGCTTCTTGTATAAACCGTATCACCTATTTGAAATACGATACGAGGATTAGCCCCATACCATATTTCGATAATTTTTATTCTCTCTCCCTTGTCCGTCTCATAAGCACCCTGCTTCAGTATTCTAATTTCCATCATCCAATAACCTTTTTAATCATATTGAAACCCATCTCGTGATTGACAAACTGGAAACACTCGTCCTCTAAGTTCTCAAGAATTTTATAGGTAAACTCCTCTTCTGCATCCATGTGCTCCTGTTTAACTTCCTTACTTCCTCTAAAAGCACCGTCAATAAATGTCAATAAGTACTCCAAACTATAAAAAGCGTCCTTTAAAACCTTGACAGTCTTCTTATTGCCTATTCCGACCTCGTATTCTTTTATAAAATCTTTATAGTGTTTGGCAGCGTTTAGTGTGGCGTGTAAACCAACCATGGATATCCTGATATTAGTCATAATCTTGTCTTTTTCTTCTTCTGACATTGCTGCCCATTGTGATTTTGTTATCATATATTTTTTTTCTATTGAACTATTTTAAAATTAACATTTTTACTAACTCTTTCCTCTAATACCTTTATACATCTCTTTTGGTTTTCCTCGTCCATAAAAGTTGTGATTTCTTCAGGAATAACTATTGAAATAGGGTAAGCACCAGTCTTTGCATTTGGTTTAAACTTCTGATTTACTTTCTTTAGTAAGTACTCAACGCAAACCTCGTTTCTAAAGAAGTTCTTGTTAATATCCTCCAGTAAATGAGCTACATCTATCTTGGTTATCTCTGATAATCTGTCTACTGAGATTCTCCAAGACGCAATCTCTTCCTTAAATTCTTTTGGAGTTAAATCCTTGTGGATACCCATCTTGCCTTGTTCTTTCATCATAAGACCTTGGCAATATTCCTCAGACCTATTTAGGATAAAAGAGCATTCTTTGTAATTTAGATTTTTTTTCATGTGTTATTTCTTATAAGTTTTGTATTTTTTCTGTAAGTTCTATTTGTTCCTTTAAATCTTTAATTTCATCTAGGAAGATGAATTGCTCCTTTTGCAACCTCTTAGCCTTTGCATTTAGCAAGACATTCTCGTAATTAAACCTAGCAAATACCTTTGCATTAAACTCCTGCATACGGTAAAGAGTCTTTAAGTGCTCTAGGGCGTTCTCCTTTTGCTTTCCTTCTGCTTTCATAGCTTTCAGCTCAAAAGTCTCTATAAACTCATTGAACTCCCAGAATTCTGCGTACAGCTCTACGTTTCTAGTGTTAGTTGAAAATAAGGCAAAGTACTCTTCAACCTTTTTGACCATTACCTTATAATCGTCTGCTCTTACTTTTTGTATTTCTTTATATTCTTCTAGTGTCATATTTAAAAAGGGGTGTAATCTTCTGGTAAATCAAAACTTGCTTGCGTAACTATCTTCTCGCCTATCTTCTTTTTAGTTTCTTCTGGAACTTGATACGAGTTTTTAAATCCAGTATCTATTCTAAGTATACGACCATCAACTGTCTCGTTGTAGCACTTCTTACTAAACTCAAACTCTAAAGGCACTAATCCTTTTTTACCTACAATCTTAGGTTTAATCTTTTTAACATCAATGTTTGCCGTATTTGACTGTTGCATTAATCCATTTATCTCTTCATAGGGTCTATCAACACAGATTAAACTCTGAGCCTTAGCATACCAAGCCTGACCGCCATTTATCTCAAATACACTTGGTGCTTTTGGTAACTCGCCAGACTTGACACCTGTAGGGTTTCTTGCGTGACATATCATAAAAGAATGCAGGTTCTCTATCTTAGAAAACTTGTTCCATTTAGGAAGAAAGACAGGAAGATAAGATGCAATATTGGCTAAATCTGATGCACTGTGCTCTAAATCGTTGAAGTTGTCTAGTAAAGTGCAGTCTAGACCTCTGTCCCTCTTCACTTCTCTAGCTAACTCAAAATAATTATCAAGACTCAATCCGTTTACTCCATCGTCCTCAATAACTGCAAAATGTTCTTGAATAAAAGGTTGTACCCTGTAGATTTCAGCTTCTGTGATGTAATTAGGAAATCTTTTATCAAAGCTTTTACCTGTTAATGAGTGTGCTATCTCGGAGAATATTTCCTCTGCCGTTCCTGTCTCAGGTGTATAGATTAAATGCTTCTTTCCGTACTTAACTGTAAGACCTATAAGTAATTGCATAGCAAACTCACTCTTACCTGCACTAGGGTAGCCGTAAATGATGGTAGTATTACTAGGTCTAACTTGATAATAATTGTCTAAAGTTTTAAAACCAGTGCTTAGTAAATTTGCTGTATTGTTTTTATGTAAGTCGAATAGCTGTTCTGTTACATCGTTAATTCTTTTGACTTTCATATTACTACTCTTAGGTTTTTAGGATTTTGTTTTTCTGCGTTTTTTGGTTTATCTCCAATATTTAAGTATTTATCTAGTTTATCCTGTCTGCTTATAAACTCTAGAGTTAGATGATGAGGATTGTTTATATGAAACTCGTCTGCCGCACAGTTCTGTATAGCTGTAGCAAAATCTTGTTTACTGTAACCTTCTTTTAGCCTAGCAGTAAAAGCAGTTTTAGCTTTTGTTGGTATAACCTTGCAGTTTTTATTGGTTTTAGAATTAAAGAACTTTAAAAGCTCAGTCCAATTTATAATACTTTTTACTATATCACTATCACTATCACTATCGGCATTTTTGGTATCCGATGGGATGCGGTCGGATGCGGTCGCATTATTTTTATCCGCCCATCTTTTATCTGCATTCTCCTTATTCTTTACTCTAATTCCCTCGTATTTAAGTAAATCCCTTTTTAAAGATTGTTTTATAGGCTCAAAAGCAACTTCGGTTAGTATATCTTCTGGAATTGGATTTAAATCGTTTACATATTTTAAAGTATGTTTTAAAAGTTTTCCTGCCTGCTCGTCTGTTAGCTTTTCTATTGTGTAAATTATATCACAATAAAGTAAAAATGATTTTTTATTCTCCGCCATGATTTGTTATTTTTTTATTTAACCTTTACTAAAATAGTTTTGCCTAGCTTAATGCAATCTAAGGTCTTTCTTGATATTGCTTGGTATACAGCTTGAACGCTTATACTTTTTTCCTTGGCGTATTCTAAAACGCTTTTATAATTTTCTATATTTTCCATGTGGCAAATGTAGTTTAGTATTTTAAACCAACAAGTTTTATTTTTAACTTTTAATGAAAATCAATCAATTAAAATTATTAGCATATACACCACAATAATAATAATTTAAAATAATTTAAAATAAATTTGTTTTTCTCATTTTATGAAATATATTTGCAAAATAAATAATAGAAATAATATGGAGAATAAAGTCAATCACCCAGTACATTACGGAGGCAAAGATAATCCATTTGAACCTATCAAGATTATAGAGCACTACGACCTAAACTTTATGTTAGGCAATACTATAAAGTATGTGTTAAGAGCAGGTAAAAAAGGAAATAAACTTGAAGACTTAGAAAAAGCATTGTGGAACTTACAAAGAGAAGTTGATAATATGAAAAGTAAGTCAAATATAATTGAGGAGATGGAAATTCAGCTAAGAGAAGAGCAAGAAAATCAATTAAAAAGAATAGCAGAATCTTACTTATAAAAAAACATATGGCAAATAAATCAACATCACAATGGGCTTCTTACGATGATAATATCAAGAAGTTTTTAACTGAAAATGAGTCATTATCTGATATTCAAGTAGCTAGATTAGTTATAGGAGAAGAAGATAAGTATCAAGTTGAGTTATTGAGGACTTATGTAAGAAGGAATAGAAATAGGATTCTAGACAAGCATGAGGGAGATTACGAAGTTTCTGATGCTGTAAATATGGCTAGTCAAGATGTTCCTCACTACTGGGATAAAAGAAATAAGGACTTTTCGGTATTTGTAAAGAACCCTAATTATATAAAGACAGAGGATAGTGAGGTAGATTTTAAGGAAATAGATTTTCTGTCAATATTTAAGGATAAAATAGAGCCTATTGTATTAGAACCTTCAGTTGATAGTATTTATGGATTTGACAGGTTTATTTATACTGACGCTCACGTTGGAATGTGTGTTGATAAGGATGGTTTTGCTTTGTATGAAGGTAAGTGGGACGAAGAACAATTAAGCAATAGATTAACAATAGCAATTAAGTGGATACTAGAGCACAAAAAGTTTAATACTTTGTATATCAGTGATTTAGGAGATTTTATGGACGGCTGGGATGGAATGACAATAAGAAGGGAACATCACCTACCACAAAACATGGATAATCAAAAAGCTTTTGATGTTGGATTAAGGTTTAAAATCAAAATGATAGATATTTTAATTCCTTATTACGATAAAATTGTTTGTAATAATATTACAGATGATAATCACTCTGGAGCTTTCTCTTATATAGTTAACTCAGCTTTCAAGACTTATATAGAACTTAAATATCCAAACAACGTGACAATAAACATACAAAGAAAGTTTATGGATTATTATATTGTTATGGATAAATTTTGTATTATTGAGTGCCACGGTAAGGATGGTGGAACTATGAAGTTTGGTTTTAAACCGCAAATTAATGATAAGATTATCAAGGTTATATCGCATTTTATCGACCAAAATTATTTATCTAAGAAAGATATGATAATAGAATTTGATAAAGGAGATAGTCATCAGCTGTTAGTTGATAAGTCTTGTAGTACTAAGTTCCAATATCATAACTTTCCAAGCTTTGCTCCACCAAGTAATTGGGTTAAGACTAACTTTCAGAATAGTATGAGCGGATTTAGTTTTAGGAACTATTATATAAACGGACAAATTAGTAATCACGATTATATCTTTTAATTATGACACGCAAAGAAACTATATCCACATTAAACTTTCAGTACGAGCGCATATGCACAGGATATATTGATGAGTTTATAAAGAAGCAAAAAATTAGTTTTGATTACAATATGGCTCAAGAATCTGGGAATATTGTAAAATATTTTGAGCACTACTACTTCAATATCAGAGACATAGTGTACGATTTAACACATAATTGCGCTAAAGGATTGATTTACAGATGGCAGTCTTATAATATTAAAAACGATTGCCAGTGGACTTACGAGCAGTATTGTAAGAGGTTGAGAAAAAGACACAAGCAAGTGGAGAATGTGGAAATGCCTTGTCAGGTAACACTAACTCACAATGGTATGGTAATAAGTAGATAATAAAATAAAAATATGGTTAGGTGGCGGAATAGTAGACGCTAATAAGGTTAAGTGTACTCATAATCTATAACTCGGTACACATACAGGGGCAGAACCTGTCCTGACCACGAAGAAACGGTAATCTTCCTATATG